TGTCGTGAACACTTTTAACGTTGATAGGGCGATGATGCTTATTACTCACTACCTCAAAAATAAAGAGGAAGAATGTGAGAAACAAGCCAAAGAAAATGGACATGAGTTTAGAAAGAGGGAAATCCATACAGCTATAGAATCGGCAAAACCTATTCCGGTAGGACGATTCATCCCGAAAGAATTTTCAATAGCCTATATAGAATAATAGCATATTGTTTTTTCATGGTATTAGTTTTAGAGTAGAAACAGCCCTGTTCCGTCCGTGAGGATATGTCGGGGCAAATGGGAAGAAAGGTAAGTAGCCATGATATGTATATGTGTTTCTAGGGTTCGATTCCCCGGCTTCCCACCAAATCAACAAATAATAAAAATTAAAACATTATGGATAGCATGGATTATATGGAATACTGGTATCACTCAATGGATTTTGGTAATGATATACCTGTAGATAGTGATGATTTTGACAACTATAACTTTGATTGATTATGAATATAGTAAAAAGTAAGAGTTTTAAGAATGGAACAGTGTATTGTTTACGTCTTGAAGACGGTATGCTTGTAGAGACGACTGATACGTTTCTTCCGTACTACACGAAAGATGCGATAGGAAGGAAACAAAACTTCCTTGACAATGATAACTTGGGAAGTCGTTCCGAACGCTGGATGATTGGCGTTTCGACAATGAGCGGATGTCCTGTAAGATGCAAGTTTTGTGCTACAGGTAATATGAAACGCTATCGCAACCTTACGGCTGATGAGATTGTCGGTCAGGTGGAATTTGCCATTGAGCAGGCTGGATTCGACCCTTGCGATGCCAATGAGTTCAAGATAAACTATACCCGTATGGGAGAACCATTCTTGAACATTGAAGCCGTAAAGGAAGCTATCGGGCGTATTTCTGAAATATATCCGAACACTCACCATTATGTTTCAACGATTGGAATCAAGGGGAGCGATTTTTCTTTCGTTAAAGGCAATGTGACGCTTCAAATCAGTCTGCATAGCTTTGATGAAGAGAAACGAAACTGGCTTATTCCTTATCCAAAGAAGATGAGTATAGAAGAACTTGGTCGGATTCGAACCGAAAGTAACCTGAAAACTACTATCAATCTTACGTTGGTGAATGAATCAGATTTTGATACGGAAAAACTGGAGAAATATTTTGATAAAGAGTACTTCTTTGTTAAGCTATCCCCAATAAATCCAAACAACATATCGGAGAAAAACAATCTCGGTAACGGAATTATCGAGGGAGTGAATTTAGTATGAACATTTTAATTTTCAGAGTTATGGAAAAGATTAAAGAACAACTTGAACAAATGGGTTACGATTACGCAGTAGCAATCGCAACAAAGTCAGAAATTGAAAACGGGGCCGCTTGTGGCCAGTTATCTATCATCGTTGAGACAGAGTGATAATAAATTTGATTCAATAGATTCATTTAATTCGGCAAGCTCGGTCTGTGAAGATATGGCTTGCTTACATGGCGGTGTGTTGCATAATGTGGAAATGGCAGCCACACCCGTAAGGGTTGCACTTTAGATGCCGGTTTGAGTCCGGTCGCTGCAACAAATAAATTATTCTAAATATGCCGTACTACATAAAAAGAAAAAAGGCAAAGAAGAAAGACAAGCCTTTGCCACTGTTTGACAAAGCTGGTATAACAGTAAAGAAGAAGCCGGATTTGAAGGCAAAACTTGATAAAGAGTTTTCCCTTTTCATCCGGCTTCGTGATTGTATGCCTAATGGGGTTTTTCGATGTATCAGTTGCGGGCAAATAAAGCCCTTTGAACAAGCTGATTGTGGCCACTATTTCAGTCGTACACATTTGGCGACCCGTTTTGATGAAAACAATTGTCATGCCGAATGCCGACACTGTTTAACACCGGATTCTCTCGTCTTAATGAAAGATTTTATATGGAAACAGCTTGGTGAAATTAGTGTTGGTGAAGAAATATTTGCTTTTGACGAAGAAGTAATTTATAAAACTTCACGAAGATATAGGGTTGGAAGGGTTACACACATAGAACGTGATATTCAAGATGTGTATGAGGTAGAGTTAGAGAATGGAGATAAAATGAAGACAACTGCTAACCATAAATGGCTCGCAAGGGCAAGACAAGGAACTTCATACACATGGATTGAAACACAAGAAATGTGGGTTAATGGCGTAAATCTTCATGGGAAGCACAAGACCGGACCTCATACAGATAGGACTACGACCATTGTCTGTAAACCATTTCAAGTAATACAACAAGAAAAATCCTATGAAAGCGGATGGATTGCGGGAATGATTGATGCTGACGGACATATTTGTCAACAGAATATTTCTAATCCAGATGGGACGAAACGCTATGGTTTTCGTGTCGGTATAGCCCAATGTGAGAAGTACATGGATATTTGCTCTGAAATAAAACGCTTACTTGAAAAGTTCACAGGAAATAATAAAACTTGTCGGCAGATGATGGAAGATTCAAATAGGCGTGGCACGTTTAAAAAAACGTATCAATCTTGGCAATTTCTTATAACAGGTACAAACATAGAGAAGCTCCAATTTTTAATGCGTGTTCGTCCGCATAAAATTGAAAAGGTGGATATTGAAAAACTTGGCAAACTAAAATCTCAATATGATACCAAAGTGAAAAGTATCAAATATATAGGTAAAGAGGAGATTGTCGTGATGGAAACGGATACGCGTACTTTCATTGCTAACGGCTATGCCATGCACAACTGCAATAGATTCAAAGCCGACCATTTAGAAGGGTATCGGGTGAATCTGATTGATAAAATCGGACAACAGAAATTTGCTTTACTAAAAGTGAAAGCTGCTGGTACTACTAAAATGACTGATTTTGAGTACGAACAATTAATCAAGTATTACAAAGCACTTAATAAGAAGTTACGAAAGGAGAAAGGGCTATGAGTTATGTATTACGAGATTACCAACAGAAAGCCTCTGATGCTGCCGTTTCTTTCTTCAATAACAAGGCGAAGAAAACAAATGCTATCATGGTATTGCCTACAGGAAGCGGAAAGAGCCTTATCATAGCTGACATCGCTTCAAGACTTGACGGTCATACATTGGTATTCCAGCCGAGCAAGGAAATTGTCGAACAGAACTTCAAGAAACTTTGTTCTTACGGGATTCTCGATTGTAGCATTTATTCCGCCTCCTTCAATTCAAAAGAGATAAGCCGGATAACATTCGCAACCATCGGTAGCGTGAAAAGCCATCCGGAACTTTTTGCCCACTTCAAGAATATCATCGTGGACGAGTGTCACCTTGTGAATCCGATAGAGGGAATGTACAAGGATTTCTTCGATGCTGTGAAGTGCAAGGTTCTTGGATTAACGGCAACGCCATATCGTTTGAGTTCCAGCCGTGACTTCGGCTCTATGCTAAAATTCATAACCCGGACAAAGCCCCATGTGTTTTCAGAGG